ACATCTTTGCTGCCATCGTCTGGAGTGATAAAACCGTAACCTTTAGCGGCGTTGTACCACTTAACTTTACCTTGATTCATTATGCTTCTTGTTTATTGTTAGTATGAGTTTATTTATGTAAAATTGTATATAATTAGGGAAAAACTGCGTGATAGGGCTCTTTAAGAGCCCCATCCTTTCGAATTACATCGCGTTCTTTTTTTCTTGGATTTCTTTTCTTCTAGTTTTAGAAGCTTTGGAAAGAATCCCTAGAGCTTTTCTTGCTCTAGCAGCCGCAGCCTTGATGCCTTTGGTTTCAAAAGCTTCAGACTCTATTTTGTACGATTCAAATGCTTGTACTATTTCATCGTGTGTAGGCATTATGTTTTCTCCTTTTTGGTTATGATATCATAATGAGTTTGTTAAACTCTTCATTAGTATATCGGTTCATTTGTTTCAAATCAATCAGATAGTTTGCCAAATGTTAATTTTGGTAAGTGGAAATAAATTGGTATATGTCTTTCCACGTGTCGCATCTGACAACATCTTTGTGTTTGAAATCTCTATTGTGTGGTTGGGTGTGCAGTATGGGTATCATGCCTGCCTTCAATCCTGCCAAGGCATTCACTGGTTTGTCTTCGATCCAAAAACTGCCTGCAGGATGTTGTTGAAGTGCTTCATCTTTGTCACTGCCTGTGTCTAAAAATATCACTGTGTCAAATATTTTTCCAAATTTTTCTTCAAGATTATCATTGCGTGCTTTTTGAGCCATTGGGTCCAAAGTTTGACTGGTGATCAATTTAATCTGGTAGCCTGCCTCGGTTAACAAAGTAGTATAATGACTGGCTCCATCAATGGGATCCAAGTACCTCATATAAGCACTCTCGTTAAATATTTGTATCAGCAGAGCACAGGCTGATTTGTCCAACCCATAGTGTTCTTCCACTTTGTAACTGCCTTCTTTTTGTTTTTGATAACCTTGACGTTTCATCCAAGCGTCAAAAGCCTGTTCCCAATGAAACAGCACGCCATCCACATCACACAGTATCAATGGCTTGCTCATATGGTCAATCCTGTGGTGCTTTGAATATAACTGCTGCCTATTTCTTTGTTGCTGGGTGATATGGTCAAAATATGCTGTGTGTTGATCCAATGTTGGTGTGAACCTGCTGTGAGTGCCCAAGGCATCATGCCCACTCCCTTCTGCGTCTGTATCATGCACATGGGTTTACGCACACACACTTCTGTGTCATTAAATTCTGTGATTCTGGCCACCAGTTCTTCGTTGCTGATCAATTTGATTGTGAACACATCAGTGGTGTTCACTTCTTTCATAAAACTATTCATTTTTTCCTTTGTTGAAATGTGCTTTGAGTTGGTCGTACCCACCAATGTATTCTCCATTCAATATGATTTGTGGCACTGTTCTTGCTTGTGGTATTGATTCCAACAATTGTTCTCTGGTCCAATTCACACCTATCATTCTTTCTTCAAACACAATCTCTTTAGATTTGAGTAAGGCTTTGGCCATGTCACAGTAAGGACAAGTGACCTTGCTCCACACTATGGTTTTGGTTGATTGAGACATGCTTGTATTATACACTATTTAATGGTGTGTTGTCAATGTGTTTTGTGATTTGATTACAGTTTGAATTTGGAGAACGTTTCTTTTTTGATGTCTTGTTTGATGCCACCCACTATGTAGGAAGTAATTTCTGTTTCTTGTGGAGCAATTTGTTCGCCTCGACTGCTCAACCAATGTGAAGTCCAAGGCAGAGGATTTTGTGTGGCTGGAGTATCAAATTCAGCATCATAACCCAATGCTTTCAATCTCTTGTTGGCAATGTGTTCCACATACTGGCCCAGCAATCTTTCATTCAAACCAATAATACTACCATCTCTAAACAAGTGTCTTGCCCAAGCCTTCTCTTCTTCCACGCATTTTTTAAACATCTCAATCACAGTTTTGTCTTCTTGTTTGATTATTTTTAAAATATCTCGGTCGTCACCTTTTTGCCATGCTTTGATCACATGAGTGGTGAGATTCAAATGTGTAGCTTCATCTCTAGCGATAAGTGAAAGTATCTTGGCAGATCCTTCCATCAATTTCAATTCTCCAAATGCAAATGTGCAGGCGAACGACACATAGAATCTCAAACCTTCCAATAGATTCACATTCACCATGGCTAGATATAATTGTCTTTTCAATTCTTCCACACTGCCTTTTTTATTCACTGTGTATTGCAATGCAAGGTCACCAAACTTGTCATAGTTTTCAGTGACTGACACTGCTCTTTTGGTGATCTCTTTGTCGTTCAATATGGTGTCAAACACTTCGGATGGATCAGCATACACGTTCTTCATGATGTGTGTGTAGGCTCTGCTGTGTATAGTTTCAAAAAAATCCCAAGTCACAATGCAACCTTCCAATTCGGGATTGGAACAATAAGGCAAGAAATTTAAACTGGGCCCTCTGCCCTGCACAGAATCCAACAGTGTTTGATATTTTAAATTTGACGTGAATATGTGTTTTTGTTCTGGACGAAAATTGGCATAGTCTGAACGATCCTTTTGCAATGATACTTCCTCGGGTCTCCAGAAGTAACCCAGCATGGTTTGATTCAGTTTGTCAAACTGTGGATATTTGAACACATCATATCTTTGCACAGATAAATCTTCTCCAAAGAACATGGGTTCTTTGCTCCAATCCACTTCGTTTCTATTGAATATAGTTTTGTTCATGGGTGTTATTTAGTTCATATTGCACATGCATCACAGTCTGTGGTGTCTGTGGCTGTGCTGATTTTAGCATCTGGTTCCGGCAATGTCAAGTCTTCTGATCCATCTTTGGTATCAATGGGCTCAATGCCAGACGGTTGTAGATCTTCTTCATCACCTTTGAAGTCGTAGGTATTTTGATAGTATGAAGTTTTCCAACCATATTTGTAGGCATTCAACATGTCACCAGCCATCACACTCAGTGGCACTTCATTGTTGGCATAGTTGAGTGGATTGTAACTCCAATTGCCTGATATGGCCTGGTCAAAATATTTCTGCATCATGGCCACAATTTTGATGTATCCATCATTGCTGGGCATGTCCCACAGCAGTGTGTATGAATTTTTCAGTTTGGGAAAACCTGGTATCACCTGTTTGAGTGGTCCTTTTTTACTTTTCTTAATGCTCAGCAGTGCTCTAGGAGGTTCAATACCGTTGGTGGCATTGCTCACCACAGAACTGCTTTCAGATGGCATCTGTGCTGATAGGGTAGAATGTCTCAGTCCATGCTGTTTGATGTCTTTTCTCAATTGCTCCCAGGCCATTCTGGTTTTGTGTGGTACAATTTCGTCCACTTCTTTCTTGTAAGTGTCTATGGGCAACAGTCCATCTGCGTATTTGGTTCTGTTGAATAAAGCACAAGCACCTCGCTCCTGTGCCAATTGATTGCTGGCTTTCAATAGATAGAATTGAAATGCTTCGGTGAGCTTGTCCACAACGTCCCAAGCGGCTTTGTGATGATATTTCACTTCCTGTTTGGCCAGATAATGTGCCAATCCAATATAACCTATGCCCAGTGAACGTCTAGCTTTGGTGGACAGCTCTGCGGCTTTCACAGGATACTGTTGATAGTCTATGATCTCTTCCAATGCTCTCACTGCTAGATCACACAAGGGTTCCAATTCATTCAAATCATTGATTATGCCCACATTGATGGCACTCAGTATGCACAATGCTATCTCACCTTTTTCATCATCAATGTGTTGAATAGGAGTGGTGGGCAGTGTGATTTCTTGACAAAGGTTACTCATGCTGACTCTGTCTTTGAATGATGAATGACTGTTCACATGATCAATATTCATTATGTAGATTCTGCCTGTTTCTGCTCGTTCTTTCAATAGATCAAAGAACAACTCTTGTGCACCAATGGTTTTCTTAGGAATTTTTTTGTCTGCTTCATATTTTAGATATAAGTCATCAAATGAATCTGTGCCAAATGCGTCATAGAGTCCAGGCACTTCGTGTGGCGAGAACAGAGTGACTTCTTCGTCATTGATGAATCTTTCATAGAACAATTTACTAATTTGTATGCTGTAATCCATTCTTCGCACACGATTGTCTTCGGTGCCTTTGTTGTTTTTTAATACTAGGATGTCTTCAATCTCGGAATGCCATATGGGGAAATGCACAGTGGCATTGCCGCCTCTCACACCATTCTGTGTGCAACATCTCACTGTGCTTTCAAATTTCTTAAGGAATGGAATCACTCCTGTGTGCTGTACTTCACCGCCTCTGATCTTGCTGTTGATGCCTCTGATACGGCCAGCATTGATGCCGATGCCTGCACGACGTGCCACATAGTATCCAATGGCCATGTCACTGCTGAATATGGAAGTGAGTGTGTCATCTGAGTCCACCAGCACACAGCTGGCAAACTGACGTATGGGAGTTCTCACACCTGCCATCACTGGAGTGGGAATATTGATCTTGTGTGTGGAGATAGCGTCATAGTATTTTTTCACATACTGCATTCTTTTCTTTTCAGGATAGTTCATAAACAGTGTGGCAGCAATCATCATGTACATGTCCTGTGGAGTTTCATATAATGCTCCTGATGAACGATCCTGCACCAAATATTTGTCCACAATCTGTCTCAGTCCTGCATAGGTAAAATCCAAATCTCTATCTCTTCTGATCCAAGTGTTGAGTTTTTTAATTTCAGTCTTGTTGTATTTGTCCAATATGGTTTTGTCATACACACCTGATCTAACATTTCTTATGATTAATTTTAACAAATGCAGATATTCATAATCACCATGTGCTTGTTTGCGTAGATCATACAGCAACAATCTTGCTGCTGCATATTGATAGTTGGGATTTTCCAATGTGATCAAGTCGTTGGCTGATTTGATTAAAACATTTTGAATATCTCTGGTGCTGATGCCATCATAGAATTGTATGTTAGCATTCATTTCTATCTGTGATGCTG